CGGTATTACTCGCGCTGCTTAAGGAGTACGTAAATGGCAACTACCAAGTTTGGCGAGGATTTTGAGTTCCCCGACGAGAAAGAAGAGCGGCTTAAAAAAGAAGCGGCTTCTGATGAGGGCGGGGAACATATTGAAGTGGAATTCGAAGACGACACGCCACTTGCGGACCGTGGGCGCAAGCCCATGAGAGAGCCGGTGGAAGACCCCACCGAAGAAGAACTTGCATCGTATGACGAAAAAGTTCAACACCGCATTAAAAAGTTTACTCGTGGCTATCACGACGAGCGCCGTGCTAAAGAAGAAGCACTACGCGAACGTGAAGCCGCTGAGACTTTTGCCCGCAAAATGTACGAGGAGAACAAGAAGCTCCAAGAGCAGCTCTCCTCGGGCAGCAAGCAGTTTATTGAGACTTCAAAGAACGCGGCTGACATTGAGCTTGTTGCCGCCAAAAAGAAGTTCAAAGAGGCGTACGAATCCGGCGATGCCGACTTGCTTACCGAAGCACAATCGGAGATTGCCGAGGCTACGCTCAAGGTAAACCGCGCCAAAGAACTGAAGCCGATTGAGGTAGAAGAGCAGGAATTTAAAGCCGCTCCCGCCGAAAAAGCCGCTCCTGTTTTGTCGCGCCGCACCCAGAAATGGTTGGATGCCAACCAAGATTGGTGGGGAAAAGACGAAGAAATGACTGCTGCTGCGATGGGACTTGACAAAAAGTTGCAACGCGAGTACGGTCCTGACTACATCGGTGGTGAAGAGTATTTCAAAACCATTGATCGCACTATGCGAAAGCGTTTTCCCGAGTTCTTTTCGGAGGACCGGAGCAATGAGGAAGATGATGACCTGCCTCGCAAGAAAAGGTCAGAACCGGCTGACGAGGACGAACCTCCACGCCGTGCAACAAAATCCGCTGCGGTTGTGGCTCCGGCCACTCGTAGCACCCCGCCTAGCCGTATTCGGTTGAAGGCGTCCGAAGCGAACACTGCGCGTCGTCTTGGGGTGCCTTTGGAAGAATACGCACGACAGGTTGCTTTACTTAATCGAGGTGAATGATGGAACAGCAAATTCAAGGTAAACAAAACCGTCTGACTCGTGAATTGGACACGCGTGAGAAGACGCAAATGCGTCCTCAAGCATGGCGTCCGCCCGAGACCCTGCCCATGCCGGACGAGCGTCCGGGTTGGCGGCATCGGTATGTCCGCATCAGTACGATGGGCACCGCTGATCCCAGCAACATCTCCTCTAAGTTGCGCGAAGGATACGAACCCGTGAGAGCGGACGATTATCCCGAGCTAATGATGCACGCAACCACTGAGGGTCGCTTCAAAGGCGGCATCGAAGTGGGTGGACTGTTGCTCTGCCGGATTCCGGTCGAGTTTCTGGAGCAGCGTATGAAATACTACGACAACCAGAACCAAGCTCAGATGGACTCGGTGGACAACAATTTCCTTCGTGAAAATGATCCTCGGATGCCTCTTTTCTCTGAGAAGAAGTCCAAGGTCACTTTCGGTTCTGGTTCTTAAATTTAGGAGTCTTTTATGGCTTTTCCAACGGTAAACGCCCCTTATGGGCTAAAGCCGATCAATCTGTACGGCGGTACACCCTTCGCGGGCGCTACTCGTCAGTATCGGATTGCTTCTGCTTACGACACTAGCATCTTTTATGGTGACCCCGTAGAGATGGTTAACTCTGGCACGATTATCAAATCTGCTATCACTACCGCCCGTGCAACTGTGACTACGTCACAGATCATTGGTGTTTTCTTGGGCTGCTCTTACGTTAACTCGCAAGGTCAGACCATTTTTGCTCAGTATTTCCCAGCAAATACAGCAGCGCCTACCGGTACGTATATTACTGCCTATGTAAGTAATGACCCCGACACGCTGTTTAAAGCTGTGATCGCTACTGGCGCTACAGCTAACGACGCTACTTCCGGCTTGTTGCCTTCCTCTACTACTGAATTTACCGTTATTGGTACTAACGTAGCATTGGTGCAGAACTCTGGTTTGACAAACACCGGCAATAGCCGCGTAGCTGTTGCATCGTCTGCTACTACAGGTACATTGCCTATGAACGTTGTCGATGTTGTCTATGAGACTTCATACGTTAACGGTTCTGGTAACGTTGTGTACCCCGAGATCATCGTTCGTTGGAACTTTGAGATTCATACAACCACTATCGCTTCTGGCGTCTAATCGAAGGAGTAATTAACCATGGCTATTTCACGCGCACAGCTGCTGAAAGAGCTGCTCCCCGGTCTGAACGCCTTGTTCGGTATGGAGTACGCTCGCTACGGCGAAGAGCACAAAGAGATCTACGAATCCGAGACCTCTGAGCGCTCCTTTGAAGAAGAAACCAAGCTGTCTGGCTTCTCCGCCGCTCCGGTGAAGAACGAAGGCTCTGCGATTGCATATGACAATGCGCAGGAAGCTTGGACCACCCGCTATAACCACGAAACCATCGCTCTGGGTTTCTCGATCACTGAAGAAGCGGTCGAAGACAACCTGTACGACAGCTTGTCTGCTCGTTACACCAAAGCTCTGGCTCGTGCTATGGCCTACACCAAGCAGGTTAAAGCTGCTGCGGTTCTGAACAACGGCTTCTCTGCCACCTACCCCGGTGGTGATGGCGTGGCCCTGTTCTCCACTGCTCACCCGCTGGTCTCTGGTGGCACCAACAGCAACACCCCGTCTACCCAAGTTGACCTGAACGAGACTTCTCTGGAAGCCGCCGTTATTCAGATCGCCGCTTGGACGGACGAACGTGGTCTGCTGATCGCTGCCAAGCCCAAGAAGATGGTTGTCCCCCCGAGCCTGATGTTCGTTGCCAAGCGTCTGCTGGACACCGAACTGCGTGTGGCTACTGCTGATAACGACATCAACGCGATCAAGCAGATGGGCGCTATCCCCGAGGGCTATTGCGTCAACCACTTCCTGACCGACCCGAACGCATGGTTCCTGACCACCGACGTTCCGAACGGCATGAAGCATTTCGTTCGCACCCCGCTGCAAAACAGCATGGACGGTGACTTTGACACGGGCAACGTCCGTTACAAGGCCCGCGAGCGTTATAGCTTCGGCTGGTCTGATCCCCTAGGCATGTGGGGTTCGTCGGGCTCGACCTGATGAAATTAGAAAAGGGGCCTTGTGCCCCTTTTCTTTTTGAGCTATATTGCTTCAACTCGGATTTCCCCGGGGCGTAAGACTGACCGAGCAGACGACATGCAGACGGACGCCCCATAACTCGCATGTGAGGAATCATCATGGCACAAACTAGCTTCACCGGGCCTGTCGCATCGGCCAATGGCTTTATCGTCGGCACCGCAGCTTCCCCCGTCTCCGTTACCACCGCGCAGAACATCAGTTCTTCGTATGGCACCACCTCCGCCACCACTGGCGACACTCGTCTCTCGTACAACCGGCTGACCTTTACCTCTACAGGTTCTGGCGAGACTATTCGTGCTTTGACCCGAGTAACGGGCGCTAACGGCGCTACTGCTGGCACGATCAACGGCGCTCACATCTCCACTTCAATCAACACGGGCGGCACAATCTCTGGTGCGGCTAACGCTATTCGTGCAACCTTAGGAGGCTCCGTAGCTTCTCCCGGCGGTACTTTGGCTGTTTTGCAGTTGGATACAGATTATTCTGTTAACGCCTCTTTGCCCGCTACCGCTTCGTTCATCCGCGTGTCGGACAGCGGATCGAACACCGGCGAAATCCCGTTGTTCGCCAACATCGAAACCGGCCCCGCCGCTACGATTGCTCCTACTGCATCCAGCGTGACCACCGTTAGCAAGGTCATTAAGGTGATGGTTGGTGGCACCGTGTACTACGTGCCCGCCTACTCCACCTTCAGCTGATATGCAGCTGACGAGGGAATTTCTGGAAGCAGAGATTGCTGATTTGAGGGAAGAGGCAAGGAGGGCAGAGGCCTTCCTGCTCAAAGCCCAAGGAACAATCGAAGCCTATCAGATGCTCATCAACAGGCTAGAAGCACCGGAGCCAGAAAATGACGATGCAATATGATGTAAAACAAGCTCATTTAAACCAAAGCGGTTTTTTTGTTCTTGGGCGCAACCGTGTAAAAGGCGTTTCTTTTTACGGTGGTGGCGGAACTTTGGTTTTGTTTGATACAACCGTAGCCCCAGTAACTTCAAGCGTAACTTATGGTCGTAGCGGTACAACCGTAACGATTGCAAAAACTGCGCATGGGTTAACAACCGGCACTGTTGTTGGTATTCACTTTGTAGCTGGTTCTGGTGGCGCTGCTACTGATGGAAATTACCCCATTACTGTAACAACCGCAGATGCGTTTACGATTACAGATATCAATACTGGGACTATCACAGGCTCTCCAGCAGCGCTTTATGTCAGCGGTGTAAATCGTTGGCTGTTAACCTATGAAACCCACGCATCAGACGAGTTCCAAAATGCGCCCCTTATTCCCGGCGAAGGCGTATTGGCAGCAAATGGAATTTATGCCTACATGAGCGGCATTGACGGGGCGCAGATTTACTATGGCTAAGACACCAGCATGGCAACGCAAGGAAGGCAAGTCGGAGAAGGGCGGCCTCAACGCGAAGGGCCGTGCGTCTTACAACAAAGCCAACCCCGGGAAACCCGGGTTGAAACCGCCGCAACCAGAGGGCGGGTCAAGGCGCGACTCCTTTTGTGCAAGGATGAGTGGCATGAAGAAGAAGCTCACCTCAGCGAAGACCGCGAAAGACCCAAACTCCCGGATTAACAAATCGCTACGGGCGTGGAAGTGCTGACATGAAGCCGGAAAACGTTGAAGTTGTAAAACAGATCGGCGACGGCCTGTCTGTTGTTACCGCTATTGGCACGCTCGTGCAGTTGCTGCCTTCTGTTGCTGCACTGTTCACGATTATTTGGACGGGCATGCGGATCGCCGAGATGGTTGCTGGCAAACCGTTTTCCAAAATTATTCGGCGCAAGAAAGCTGATGATGCCGAGCACCAGTAAGAAACAACACAATCTCATGGCGATGGTCGCCAATGATCCCGCCGCTGCAAAGCGTGTGGGTGTTCCCCAATCTGTCGGCAAAGAGTTCGTCAAAGCTGACAAGGGTCTGAAGTTTGGCAAGGGCACCTCAAGCCGTGCTGATCTTCAGAAAATCAACCGCCCTGACACCCGTCACGGCAAATCTGAACTTTTTGCAAAAGGTGGCGATATGAAAGAATCCAAGGCGATGGTTAAAAAAGAGATGTCCTTCATGAAAAAGAAGGGCGCCCCCGCATCCATGATCAAGCATGAGATGGGCGAGATGAAGGGCATGAAGAAGATGGCCAGCGGTGGCATCACCACCGCCAAGATGGGCGCTGTGAAGACTGCCGCTCCCAGCCGCGATGGCGTTGCCTCCAAAGGCAAGACCAAGGGCACGATGGTCAAGATGTCCGGCTCCAAGCCTCTGGGCATGAAGCGCGGCGGCAAAGCCTGCTAATTTAAGGAGTCCACTATGGACCAGAAGATGATGGACCGCGTTCGGGAGCTTGAAAAGCGACGTGAAGCGGGGAAGAAAGTCCCCGAGCTTGACGCGTTATATGCGCAGATTGACCGTCGCGAGCAAAAGGGATACGACGCTGCTACCGATGTGGACAAAACTGGCGTTGGCAAAAAATTGGCCGCCATAGCGCGGGAGGCAACCAGCCGACGTGCACCAAGTCGTACCGGGTTTGCTGAACAGCTCATGATGGGAACGGCGGACGGCATGGCTAAAGGCGGCATGACTGCTTCCAAGCGCGCCGACGGCATTGCTCAACGCGGCAAGACTCGCTGCAAGACGGTGTAATCATGATGGCCAGCCGTGGTATGGGGGCCATTGCCCCCAGCAAAATGCCCAAGGGGGTCAAAAAGCCTCGGCGGGACGACACCGACTTCACTCAGTACGCCGAGGGCGGCAAGGTGAATGCGGCTGGTAATTACACCAAGCCCGGTATGCGCAAGTCGCTGTTCGAGTCCATCAAGTCTCGGGCGGTGCAGGGCACGGCGGCTGGTCAGTGGAGCGCGCGTAAGGCGCAGCTTCTGGCTAAACAGTACAAGGCGAAAGGCGGTGGCTATCGTGATTAACGAATCCGAACACCGGTACACATGTCTGGTGTACAACGATGGCCCCTGTGATTGCGGCGCGGAACCGCACATGACCGACGACGAGATTGACGCTGAGCTGCTGGAAAAAGAATTGGCTAAAGAATGAAAGCTCCGCAGCAATCGCTCAAGGACTGGACCGCTCAAAAGTGGAGGACTAAAAGTGGCAAACGCTCTTCTGACACGGGTGAAAGATACCTTCCGGAGTCTGCGATCAAAAGCCTCAGCCCTGCTGAGTACGCTGCAACAACGCGTGCGAAGCGTGCGGGGAAAGCTGCCGGGAAGCAATTCGTAAAGCAGCCACCTAAAGTGGCAGCAAAAACGGCAAGGCACAGATAATGGCAACCACATCTGGCGTATCAAGTTTTAACCTCGACCTGTCTGAGCTGGTCGAGGAGGCGTTTGAGCGCGCCGGTGGTGAGCTGCGCACGGGCTATGACCTGCGCACTGCACGTCGGTCCCTGAACATCATGTTTGCTGATTGGGCCAACCGTGGCATCAACATGTGGACGATTGAGCAGGGTACGATTGATCTGATCCAAGGCCAGAACACCTACGCCTTGCCGGTGGACACTGTTGATCTGCTGGAACATGTCATTCGCACCGGCGGAAACGTGGCCTCCACTCAGGCCGACCTGACCATCACTCGGATTAGTGTTTCTACCTACGCTACGATTCCCAACAAGATTCAGCAAGCCCGCCCGATTCAGGTCTGGGTGCAGCGCTACAACGGGCAGCAAAGTCCTACGGGCCTGACCTTGAACGGTGGCATCAACGCCACTGTGACCCAGATCACCTTGAACTCTGTGGTGGGCCTGCCTGCCACCGGGTTCATCAAAGTTGACTCTGAAGTAATCAACTACGGATACATCGACGGGAACACCCTGTACAACTGTTTCCGGGGCCAAGACAACACCACTGCTGCATCGCACAGCACTAGCGCGGTAGTCTACTGGCAGCAACTTCCGGCGGTCACGGTGTGGCCCACTCCGGATGGGGCACAGACCTATCAGTTCGTGTACTGGCGCTTGCGCCGTACGCAGGATATTGGTGGCGGTGTGAACGTCGCAGACGTGCCGTTCCGGTTCATCCCCTGCATGGCGGCTGGTTTGGCGTACTACATTGCGGGCAAAATCCCGCAAGGCATGGAGCGCCTCCCGATTCTGAAATCCCAGTACGACGAAGCTTGGGAACTTGCGGCTCAAGAAGATCATGAGAAGGCGGCGATTCGCTTTGTGCCCCGTCAGCAGTACATCGGGGGGACCTGATGGGCAATAGATTCGCGTCTGGTAAGAACGCGATTGCACAGTGTGATCGCTGTGACCAGCGCTTTAAGTTAAAAGTCCTCAGACGCGAGATCATCAAGACCAAGAACTACGATTTGTTGGTCTGCCCTGAGTGCTGGGACCCTGATCATCCGCAGTTGCAGTTGGGCATGTATCCGGTGGATGACCCGCAGGGTTTGCGCAACCCGCGTCCGGATCGTAGCTACAGGACTTCTGGTCTGTCTGGTCTGCAAATTCAGGAAACGACAAGCCCGAACCCGTTGGCGCAGGGTTCCCTTGAGATGGGCAGTAGGATTTTTCAGTGGGGTTGGAACCCGGTTGGCGGCGCAAGCCTGAATGATTTTGGATTGACTCCCAACAACTTGGTTTTATCTGTGCAATTGGGTACAGTAACGGTATCCACGACGTAAGGAGTGAACATGGACGCGAAGAAAGCTGTGCGCAAGCACGAACAAAACATGCACCCGGGCCAAAAGCCCACCAAACTGCGTGCTGGTGGTAAGACCAACAGCGACATGCTCAAGTACGGGCGTGGCATGGCCAAGGTCATGAACCAGCGCAGCCCCGGCCGCAAGGGAGCCTGACATGGCCACGTACAAGTCCCCCAAAAAAGTCGCTAGTGTTGTGGTGGGCGAAGAGCCTGCCAAAGAGACGATGCGCAAAGCCAACACGTCTGTTGCAAACACTCGCAGCCAAGACTACAAGCCCACCAAGACCTCGGGTATCAAAATCCGTGGCACTGGCGCGGCTACCAAGGGCTTGATGGCTCGCGGCCCGATGTGCTGACATGAACTACACCCAGTTGACCGCTGCCATCTGCGATTACACGCAGAACTTTGAGACTGACTTTGTTGCGAACATTCCGGTGTTCGTGCAGCAGGCTGAGCAGCGCATCTACAACTCGGTGCAGTTCCCGTCCCTACGCAAGAACGTCACGGGTTCCGCATCCGCTAACAATAAGTACTTGTCGTGCCCCAGCGACTTCCTGTCGGTGTATTCGATGGCAGTCGTAACAGGCGTTACGGGCGGGAACATCAACACCGGGACATATGAGTACCTGCTCAACAAGGATGTGAACTTCATCCGGCAGGCATACCCATCGCCTAACGACACGGGCACGCCCAAGTACTACGCGTTGTTTGGCCCGACGGTATCTGGTGCAACCATTTCCGATGAACTTAGCTTCATCCTCGGCCCCACGCCTGATGCAGCATATGATGTTGAGCTGCACTATTACTACTACCCGGAGTCCATCTCGGTGGCTGCGGACGGTCAGACTTGGCTGGGCGATAACTTTGAGACGGTGCTGCTGTACGGCTCTCTGGTGGAGGCATACACGTTCATGAAGGGTGATACCGACATGATGGCTCTGTACGACGGCAAGTACAAAGAAGCTCTGGCTCTGGCCCAGCGTCTGGGTGATGGTCTGGAGCGCAGTGATGCGTACCGCAGTGGTCAGTATCGGCAGGCCCCCTTGCCGCAGAATAACGGGGTCCGTTAATGGCCTTTACCGGCAACTACTCCTGCAACACGCTGCGCTCGGGCCTTGCCAACGGGACGATCAACTTCGCCACGGACACGTTCTATCTGGCGCTGTACACCAACGCCGCCACGCTTGACTCCACGACCACCGCGTACACCACGACGGGTGAAGCGACGGGCGGCAACTATGTTGCGGGTGGGAATGTTGTGACGGCCACGATTGCCAGTGAAGCAAATAACGCTGGTGGCAGCACCACATACATCAACTTCTCGTCCCCCGCGTGGACTGGTGTAATCACGGCGCGTGGCGCGTTGATCTATACGCCCGGCGATAACGGGGCTGTCTGCGTTCTGGACTTCGGTTCCGACAAGACTTCGACCACTTCATTCACTGTGCAGATGCCCGCTAACACCAGCACCTCTGCTCTTATTCGGCTTGTTTAAGGAGCAATCATGCAAAAAGAACTCTCTAACTTTGGTGACCATGCAGAGGTGACGATGCAGTCCAATGTCGTGGGCGCTGAATCTGTTGGCATCGAGGGCGTCTACCACGTCGTCTGCCGTGACGCTGATGGCAACATCAAGTGGCAAGATGAATTCCCCAACTTGGTCAACGCCGTGGGCAAGGAACTGATGCTGGACACCCTGCTGTCTGGTTCCAGCTACACCACCGTCGGCCCGTTCCTCGGTTTGATCTCCGGTGCCAGCCCGACCTTCGCTGCGTCGGATACGATGGCTTCGCACGGTGGCTGGACTGAGTTCACCAACTACACCGTTGGCGGTTCGGCTGTGCGGGGCACTGCATCGTTTAGCGCTGCGACCTCGTCGGGTACCACCCCGACCAACGTGACGACCAAGACCGCTTCAGCCATCACCTACACCATCACGGGTGGCGGTGGCACGGTGGGCGGTTGCTTCTTGGTGACCGGTTCTGGCGCATCTTCGACTCAAGGCAACACCTCGGGCACGCTGTACAGCGCGGGTGCGTTCTCCACGGCCAAGATCACCACCGCAGGCGACACCGTTAGCGTTACCTACAGCACGACCG